CGCGTCGCGCATCACGCGCGCCCAGCCGGGACGGCTTTCGATTATGATTCCCAGCGCTCCAATGCTGCGGCCCCATGCTTCGATTTGCGGGACGATGATATCGCGGACCTCCGTCACGTCTCCCGCCGCGACCAGGCCGTGCACGTCATAGGCACCAGTCGGGTAGTTCCGGACCTCCGTCACCGCAGCGGCATGTTCGCTTTGCCATAATTGTGCGCTGCCGGCGAGGATGCGCGCATCCAGCCACTCCGGCCGGTAAAGCCTTCGATCCATCGCTTCCGAGAAAGCAGGTCGCCACCGCAAGTAGCTGCTCCAATCGATCATCGATCGGCACCTCGTGGATAGTGCTTGGGAANGCTGACGCTCGATGATTGGACCGATGCCGCCGCTGATCGTGTCCTATCCTTCGGGTGGGGTAGAGCAGTGCGGTTTATGAGGGGCCGTCTGAGCGCAGGGCTGGAGATCCACAGTTGTCACGCCGCTTTCGCCCGGGTGGGCTGAGGCCAACAACTCCGCATGGCTAAGGCGGCAATGCCGGTCACCGATCCAATAATCCATGTAGGGTAGTTTTTCGGTTTTCTCNGGGGGCATCAAGCTATTCCCAGTTTCCAGGTCTGCNTATCAGTAGTTTTTCCCAATGGTCGGCTTTTNAAGACAGATAGCTCGCTTTGTTCAAAAGTCCTGATTACCTCACCATCGTCGGGACCATGAGAAGCGCGTCGGGCAAACTCTACCTCTCCCCTCTGATGTTTGAATCATCAGCCGCAGGCTCCAGGTTTGATGGTGACCCTGCTTAGAAAGTCCTTGAATAAGATCAGGTCTTTTTTGATCATTTCTCGGCGTGTAACAAGGAAGGCATCGTACTGCGCGCATGATTTATGCGTATCTGGGTCATGACCTTGTTCGGCCATTGCATGGATATAAATTTCTCCTTTGTCTTCGACCGCGCAATGCAGTGTTTTTCTGCCGCGGAAATCCAGGCCGGCAAACGAACCATTAGGCAGCGAAACCTTCCGCCCTCGACAGGTTATTCTGGCAAATTTGCGAAACGTCCATTCCGCCGTATTGAACAATCCCTCGACCCTGACATGCCTTGGGCGCGTTTTGTCTGTGTTTTTCTCGCAATTCAAAGGTGGACCGATATTGTATTCGAATCCATGCACATGCTGCCAAGAGCCATTCTCGCAGACGACGCGCCCGGGTGGCGCTCGAAGCTCGATGCCGTAATCTTCGACGCGGTAGACGCGCGCCGCCAGCGGCGATTGCTGGACCAATAGGCTCGCGGCCATCACCATCATGATCACCCACCGCTTCGCTCCAGCCATTGTTCCCCCCTCGTTGTCAGCCGGCCGGTCGCCGCCAGGATGGTAGCGGTTCCCTCCCGGTGGTAACGGCATCCCATCCTTCAACGAGCACAATGATCACTGTTTGTTCTTTTGTCTAGTGTGCTGTGCGACCGAAAGCTCCTTCATCAGCAGCCGGATGCGAGCCAGATCGGCAGCCGTTTTCTGACGCCGGCGATAGTACCTAGCGCCACCGATCGCCATCTAGGATCCCCTTTTGTGTCCGTTTTTTGTGTGTTGTAGGGCCCGCGTTGGTCGGTTCCACCGACCACTTTCCGATTATCCTTCAACAGTTCGCGCACGAAGGCGGCCGGGTCGGTTCCCGTGCCCTGGATTCGTGGTCCCCATTGTCGATCCCAATTATCCCAGGCGGATTCGATGGAATTGTAATGCACGCCTTTTGTGCCGTTTGGGGTGGCACCGAAAGGGTTATTTTGCTTCGCATTCATTCGGCTATCGCCCCACTCGGATTCGAAGGCGGACAAGCCGAGCGGCAACGACACGTCCACGCCACGCGCCTGCGCAATCCGGCTGACCGCCGGATAATTTTGCGCGAAGAACCGGCTGAACCTCGGGCCGACGCAAACGCGCTTGGCATTATTGGCGAACATGCCCCCATTAAGTGTGGGCACGAACGTCGGTCGCGGCGCCAGCCTGTCGCGGTCGATCCCAAGTGCCTGCGCAATAGCATCGATGGATGGCGCGCCGGTTGACCCGCCGCCTTCCTGCAAGAATTTGGTCATTTCGTTCCCCCGTTGCGGGTTCATACGGTCGTTCCTTGCGCGTCCTTCCAGACGCCGCTCGCATGTCGCCAAATGGGTTTGCCCAGCGTGGTGTCGTAATACATCTGCCCGGTCACCGCCTTGATCGGCCGATCGGCGGTGGCGCCGCAGCCCGACAGCCGCCGGATCAGTCCGTTGGTGGCGTCTCGTGCCTTGCGATTCCATTCGGTCTGCGTCTGCTCGCTATCCTTGATTAGCGAGCTCATGGCCGCCCTCCCGCCACCGCTTCGACATCATAGCCTTGCGCATGGCTCCATGGCGTTCCTGCCGGGATCGAAAGCATCACGCGGGTCAGGTTCCAATTTTCGCGGCAGCGATAACTGCCGTTCGCCCGCCGCTCGGCATAAGTCGTTTCCGTCGCCGCGCTGCTAAGCGCGCTCGCCCCCGCCACGGTCACCGTCGCCGCGCCCGCATCGGTCAGCGGCCGGATACTGCGGATGCGGCTCCGGGCGCCCGGCACCAATTCGCGTGCGCCGTCCGTAATCGTCGCGGCGAGGGGAGGGCCCGAAAGTGTGCCGAGCCGATGCGCCCCGTCGAACAGCATGGCGTTGGGCACGCCCCCGCGCAGCGCCGCGCCATCGAGCGACAGGCCCGCCGCGTCGATCGAAGGATAAAGCGCGTCCAGATCCTCAAGGCTCGATGCCAGCGTCAGCGCCGGGAACAGATATTCGCTGGTGAGCGTCGCCGTCGTCCAACGCCCGAGAGCATAATTGTAGAGGAAGAGCTGGCCGGCCGGTTCGGCCGAGGGCACTGCGACGATGTAAAGTGCGCGCGCGGGATCGACCACCGCGCTCATACCGCCGAAATAGTCCCGGTTGAGCAGCGACCGGAACGTGCGGTCCACCTTCTCGTCACCGATCGCTTGTACGCTCACGCCGTCGCACGCCATGAAGCCGCGGTTCGACCAGAAGAAGCTCATCTTGCCCCAACTCGCCAGGCTCTTGGGCGCGGAGCAGCCCGCGTCGCTCACGATCTCGTCGAATTGCCAGATCGTGTCGTCCGCGGTGTAGGTCATGCGCAGGATCCGATCCTCCTGGAACAGCAGGCCATATTCGCCACCGACAATGCCGGTGACGTCCCCCCCCGATGCCATGTCATATTGCCCGGCTTCCGATGCACCGCCCGCGGTCCAGTTGGCCGGATCGCCATTGTCGGACCAGGCAATGCGCAGACTGCTGCCGCCCGCATGGCCCGCGATTACGAAGCCCCGCACAACGGCAAGATAGCGCGCCGTCGGTGGACTACCGCCTAGATTGGTCATTGCTCCGGCAGAAGCGGGGTCGAACTTCTTGATCGGATCCGCCCCATTGGTCGCCAGCATGAAGGCGCCATAGGGGCAGAAGCGCACGCCAATATCCTTGCTGCCGGCAAGCCCGCTCGCGATGCTGGCAAAGCCCGCGCTCGAATAAGTGTAGATGTTGCTCGTGGTCGCGGCGAACAGCAGGGGGCCGCTGGCGGNGCGATAGCCGCCCGCACCAATGCAGCGTGCCGGCAGCGTACCNTTCTTCATCGGTACAAAGCTGCCGATTGGCGCATAGCCGCCGTCTATTGCNACCACGCCATCCGCCCGCACCAGGCCTTCGCCGAGCTGCGCGGGGCGGTCCGGCAGCCATTCGCCAAACGGGATCCGCATCATCGTGTCCCCGCCCGCATCATCGCAGCGCGCATCCGGATCGGCCCCGCTCCGTGGCGTGCGCGCTGTCCGGCTTCGTTCACCTCCTGGATCAGCTCATCATACCAGCCCTTCAGCAGCGGCAAGCGCGCGTCGTTCCAGCCGCGGAACTCAGCCATGGCCAGGCTTGCAGCCACATAAAGGTCGGGATGTTTGGCGAGCAGCCAGTTGCTCGGGCTGGCATCGGACAAAGCCGGGATCTTCTGCTTATAGACCAGCTGTATTGTGTAGGTGCCGTTGGGCACGGGGCCGAGCAGCAGCGACGATCCACTGATGGCATAGGCCAGAGGGCGACCCGTCTGGCTGGACGGAAACAGCATTCGAAGCGCAGCCGGCGCGGCCGCCTCCAGGGGGAGGGCGGGGGAACCATTGAGCGTGCATTCGCGCACCTCGCGGAAGTCGGCGGGTAGGTCGACAGTCCCGGTGCCCGCATTCAGCGTGGTCGTCGCTTCCATTTCCGGCACATTCAGCAGCCGGGAAAGGCGGCGCTCGGCCAGGCCGATACATTCGGCGGGATTAATGTTTGCAGCGCTGTCGTCGAGCCAGGCGAGCAGACACGCCTGCAGCTCCGCATAGGTTTGCGGCTCGGCCATCGGGGCCTCCTTTTCCAGATTTTCGTGAACCGTCGTGCCGGCGGCGGCCGGCATCTCGGGCGGGATAGGCGGCTGGAGCGACTACAGGATGATGTGCTTCACCTTGCACCAGCGATAGTCGCTGGAATTGAGCAGCTTCTTCACCGCGTCGGCGTGCGCCGGGTTCCAGGCATTGACGCCGAACCGCGTCAGCCATTCATACATCACTGACGTCGGGATCGATGCGGCGTGCCACACGTCCGACCGCCGATCGAAATCATCGTTCTGCAAGGATTTGTTGCGCTCGATCAGGCCTTGGTCTCTGAACTCGGTACGCACCAGAACACCATCGGTGCTGTCGTCTGCGGCGATATATTTCGTAACGCCGGTCGCAGGATTGTGGTCGATCATTTCCCAACAGCGCTGCATCGACACATCTCCCCGCTACAACATTTTTTCCGCCGGTGACGGGGAGGACGGGAAAGCTCCCGTCCTCCCCAAAGGCTCAGGTCAGGTCGGCGACCACGCCCGAGGCCGCCTCGTTCAGGCATTTGAGCGCCCATTCGACGCTCAGCAGCTTGCGCGTGGACAGGCCGGTCTTGGCGAGGTCCTGCACACCGAGCGGGTCGAGCGTGCCGATTTCCCAATATTCCGGATCGACGATCAGCGCGTCGCGCGCCGAACAGAAGCGCGACGGCACGAACTGCACCTCGCCGAAATCGGAGACATAGATGTCCGCACCAGCGACGATCGTCGCTTTCTTGTTGCCGGTCTCGCGGCGCTGCTGGGCGATGCCGGGGAAGCTGGCTGCGGTTTGCTTCTGGCTTCCGGCGGTGATCACCATCTTGGGATTGCCGCCCTTGGTCCAGATCGATTGCAGCACCGTCTTGAGCAAAGCCTCGGTATAGGCCCGCTGCGTGCCGTTGGTCGCCGCGGCAACCAGACCAGTGCCCGAANTATAGCCACCGCTCGCACCCGCGCCGTTGCGCGACGTGTTCGTGGTCAGCCATGCGAGCGCACCCGCGGTTTGACCCGCGGTTCCGGCGGCCGGCGCGACCGAAGCATAATTGCCGCACGCCCGCATCTCCATGTCGGTGCGCAGCTCGCGCCCGGCCTTCATAATTTCGCGGGCGAGTTCGCTCTTGCGGCCGGCCTTGTTGGTCGCCTCGACGGTCGAGGATACACCGACCACCTTGGTCGAAATCTGCGTGTAGGTCGAAACGCGCACGGTATTGGCGCGCACGTCATTGGCGAGGTCGTCGCCTTGGATCTGCGCGTTGTTCGCATTGGCGGCGGCGAGGCCATCGGTCTGCCATTCGGTCTTGGTGGCGCTGCACTTGCCCGTCGGAATGGCGTTCAGGAATGGCGTGTCATCGGGAAAGAGCTCGGCAATCTTGTTGCTCAAATCCTCGCGCACGCCGACGCGGTTGACGTTCTGGATCGTATTCGTGGGTACGGTCATGTGGTTATCCTTGAAAGGGTGTCAAATCCCCGCATGCGGGGAGAATGGGCGGCTCGTCAGAGCTTGATTCCCATGCTGTCGAGCACCGCGGCATAGGCATCGCCCGATCGCTCGGCCTTGGCGCGCGCCCAGGCCGCGTCGCGGCTTCGTGCCGATTGTTCACCGCGGCTCGGCGTCGTGCCCGGCCGGGCCACGCGCGGCGCGCCGCGCCCCGCTCGGCTCAGGTTGGCTCTAGTCGATTGCAGTTGATCGAAGCGGTCGGCCTTGGCCTTCCATTCGGCCGCCGCCTTCAGCGCCAATATGTCCATGGCGTTGGCCTGGCCCATCATCTCCATCGAATAGCCAAGCGCGGCTCCGACCTGTTCCAGATCGGTGAGCAGCGCATGGCGCCGTGAAGCGTCGGTCCAGTCCTCGCCCAGCACCTCCGCCAGCGCGGCATGGTCCTGGGACAGTTCATGATGGCGGGAAAGCGCGTCCCGCTGTTGCGCTTCGGCCTGGGCCTGGGCGGCGGCCTGCGCCATCGCCTCGGCTTGCGCCACTTCGGCCTCAAAGTGCGCCTGCAGTTGATAGAAGCTCTGCGGATCTTCCGCCAAAAGGGCGGGATCGGGGCGCTGCGGCATCATCTGGGCCGCGATCTGCTCCAAATGCGAAGCATAGAGACGCTGCTGATCGGCGAAGATCGCGTTGGCCTCGGCCACGGCGTTGCGCCGGGCTTCGGCCGCCGCGGTGGTCGCCGTCTGCACGGCTCGCTCGCGCTGGGCTTCCCGCGCCGCGACCTTCTCCTGAAGCTCGGGCGGCAGCTGCGCGAACATCTCCTTGGCGTCATGGTCCCACGAGATGGGCGGGGCGATGGCCGAATCGTCCGGTTCGCCTGCCTCCTCGTGGGCTCGCGCGTCGGACGGATCCGGCGCGCGCCCGTCCGAAGCAACTTCCTCCTCGGACGAATTCTTGTCTTCCTCGAGCGTATCGAGGAATTCGGCGAACGCTTCCACGCGCTCGTCGGAGGACGCCGGGGCTTCGGCGTCCATGGGCTGCGGTTCGATCAT